CCCGGCATGTTTTCCTTGATAATATTTAGATCCTCCGTAAGAAGCTTGCCTTTGGATATGATCTGCGCAAATTGGCGTGTTACGCCTGAAAGGTTTTCGGCTGTGCCGCCCGTGGTGGCGATGGCGTTTGCCAGTTGCACAATAATTCCGCGTGATTTTTCTGCGCTGTATCCTACGCCCTGGAGGCGAAGCGATGCCTGCACGGCCTGCGGGAAATCAAGGCCCGGCGCTTCGGCTGCTTTTTTAAGCGCTTGAAGTTCGGCGTTTGCTTCGCCTACGCTTCGGCCCGCGCCCTGGAAGGTTGCGGCCATCGCTTTACTGAGCGCTTCCATTTCGCCCGCTGATTTGATCGCTGCAACGCCAACGCCCAGAAGTGGTAGTGTGATATAGGTAGACAGGTCTTTGGCCGCACCGCCAAGCGATGAAGAAGCCCGGCGCAGTTCTTTTTCCGCTTCCCGGATTCCTTTTTGCAGCTCTTTAATCTGAGCGCCAATCTGTACATTTAACTGGGCTGCTGCCATCCTATTATTTCATCAGAGCGTTTTGAAAACGCCTCTATTTCTTCCATTGAAACAGGGGCAAACTTTACTTCCTTTTGGTCGCCAGGTAGTTCGATAATGTCTGTCATGCTAAACTTGCTTTTCGCATCCAAATGCGGTGCAACTGCGTAGTAAGCAACCATTCTTGCGGCCCTAAGCGCTTCAATTTGCCGATCATGTTCCTGCGCTAAATGCCCTTGATAAACAGCCATAAAAAAAGCGGGCGTAGTTAGATAAAACTGCATTTCGTTCCACCCCATCTTGCCCGCCGCCTGGATCATTTCGGGCCAATCAAAGTCAGAGTTTGCGCCAGGGTTTAGTTCTTTTTTTTTGCGTCCTCCGCTTCGCTTGGCGCTACTGCATCCTTGTCCGTTACCATTGAGGTAATGGATTCAGAAACATAAGGCAGTACCTTGAGCAGTACGCCCGGTTCTGTATCCATCCAAATCGACACTTGATCGGTTGTGAACTCCTCTGCTGGCAGATTTGTAGCCAATTCGCCCGCCCGAAGGGCATAGTAAACAAGGTTCGAAAGAATGTCAAAGTCCATCGCCTCAAAGGTTTCTATGCCTTTTAAAATCTCCGGCAATGGCTTGTTTTTCTCCGTTTTCATTTTTCGGAAAACATAATTCCCGAAAAGTATTGGCCGGACTTTCCCGCCAAGTTCAATTTGATTGACCATAATAGTGTGGTATTAAAGGTGGTATAATGTTAAAAATTGGCGGGCGCTTTACAGCAAGCCCGCCTATGCGCATTTATATGCAACGAAAATGGTAAGGTCGATTAAGAAACCGTCAAAGGCCCGGTGCCTAATGCGGTGAAGGAAAACGTAACGTTCTCATTTGTGTTTGGGCTTGAGCACTCCACCTTTTGCCAAAGCACATCGCCCGTATAAATCGGGTCGCCTGACACGGCAGTTTTGAAAGACACGGTAGACACGGTCTGCGCCTGCGCAAGCACCATCAGTTCTTTAAACCCTTGGGATGAATCGTAGGCAACCAAGGCGGTGCCGGAAATTTCCCAATTGGACATGGCATAAAGCGCTTCGGAATACTGGCCGCTGTCTTTGCAAGTGGTTGTCCGGGTGTCGTTGTTAAAAGAAAGGGTTGCATCGGTCTGGCAAGTAATTGCCGTTGCTCCGACGTAAACCTTAAGCAGTTTGGAGTTTACTATACCAGTTGTGGCCATTTTTATCTTTTTTTAGGTTTGATAATGTTATGTTCGGGCGATTGTGCCGTATTTTCAATTTGATTTTCGGGTATAACCGGGTTGCAACTCAAAGCATACATTTCCGGGTTTTTCCGTGCTGGCGTACCGTCTGGCACTTGGATGTGCCCATCGGCAACCATTGCAGTGCCGTCCGCGTCCGATACTTCAACCGTCCAGCCTGCCTCCTTCCAATCCGATCCGCTATGCCAGCGTTTTGTTAGTTTTATTTTCATGGGTGCAGATTAAGGGTTGACTAAAAACCGTTTTCAATTTTGTACTTATCAATCACGCGCAAATACTCCCCAATCATCAGTTTGTAAATGCGGTTTTTCGATCTTTCAACCGCTTGGGGTACAAACGGCGTTCTTTTATGCACCATCGCCAGATAATAGCCGTCTGCGCGTTTGCCGATGCCAAATGTGCCTTTGCTTCCGCTCCCCTTTGCCAGTTTTGCGCCCACATACACAAAAGCCTTTGCTCGGTTTAGTTTGAGCACTTGCTCGGACATGGCCAAGTTTCCAGGGTAATAAGTAGCCACTACCGTTCCCATACCTTTAGGCGCTCGCATGCGTTTATTTACCTTTGCCGTACTGTACCGCCTGTGTATGCGCTTACCGCGTGGCGCTGCTGCTTCCAGCGTGGAAGCCATATAAGCACCCGCCAGGGCGTTTACGCGTGGCCGCTCTTTTGCGAGCACTGCGGGCATTTTACGCAGCCGCTTTATCACCTCTTGTACTTCTTCTTCCAGTGTCATGTCTAAGATCGTTTGATCCTAAATTGATAAGTACATACCCGCGCCAAATACTCCATTCTTTCATCCTCGCTATCTGCGCTGCTTTGGTGGTATGCGCTCACCACCTCAAGGCCCGCCGTTGTGCTTTCCCCGAAGTCAAATACGTTTTGCATAGCAAAATCAACCGTTTCAATCGTGTCATACTGCTCATGCTTGCCCCAAATGGTAATTTCTACCGTCACATTGTACGCTGTTATGCGCTGCGTTTTATTGGGGTCTGCATCCGTGTAGGTTGCTTTGTAGGTAACCGCCGGGTAAGTATCAACCAACTGCGGTATCCACGTTGGATAAAACCGCGTTCCAATCAATCCTGTAAGTGTTGCGTTTGCCGCAATTTTTGCCCGCATCCATGTACCAATGCCTACCATTATGCTCGTTTTTCAGCGTATATTTTCAGAAAGCGTTTCCTTCCAAGCGTGTCGTCAATGTTCAAAATGTAGTAAATTACTCCGCTTATGCTTATGCGGTCTTTTTCGGTCAACCCTTCAAAATAGCGCACGATAAAAACCTGTGCAGTAATTGAGGTCATTTGGTCAGCCTGGAAGGCTTCATCGCTACCCGATTTTTGCATTTCCCGATAAGCAAAGCATTCGCGTAGTGTTGCCCACGTTTCCACGGGCGTTCCTGTGCTGCTAAGCGTTTCTGTCACCCGTTCAAATACAATCCTTGTATCCATTTGGCCGATATACGGCCCTTGTTGCAAGTTCTTTGTCGGCATGGCTCGCAGGTGCTAAAATGAAATTCTACACTTTGAGAGCAATGCGTCGGCACTTCTTACGCCCGATTTTATTGCCATATCTTCCCGGTTTTCATACCAAAAGGCAATTAATAGGCGCATGGCTACTCTTATGCTTGCTGCTACGTCTGTGGGCGTTGCGCTTCCAACGGTGTAAACCGCTTTTACCGCATTTGCCTCAAGTACCGCATTGGGCCAAGTAGCATTACTATGCAGCACGATCCGCGCTGGAGCACTCACAATGTCCACATCATAATTTGAGGATGCAAAAACCGTGTAAGCGCCGCCCGTGGTTGCCAAATATGACAGCGTTACGGTTGTGCTGTTTAGTGGCATGGCTCCCAAGGTTATTACCCGAAAGTCGTTTCTGTTTGCGTATAAAATCGGAAAAAAGTCCCAGTATTCAGTAACCGTTTTGCTCAATAACTGCCGCGAAGTAGCGCTTTCAGCGTATTCACGCGCTGCGCTTATCAATGCCCGGACAACATCATCATCATCACCAAGATTGAGTTTAAGCCAGTCACACGCTTCTTTAAGCGTAACTGGTTCAAAACTTGCGGCAGTTATTGAGTAAACGGTTTGCATTATTTATATTTATGCTTGAAGCAGTGGCTTAATTGCGTTTTGGTTAATCAAGTTACCGTCCAGGCGCTCGTAACCCATAAAGCCAACGTTTAATCCCGCCCAGTACAATTGGTCATTGCGGGAAATAGAAACGTTTTGGATGGTGCGGATCACGTACTTGGAAAAGTCACCAAAGTAAATGTGCTTTGTTGCGGTAACAGGCAGGCCAGTCCCGGCTGTGGCTGCGGGTAAATCGTTATTGATAAACACAGGATAGCCAAGCAAACGGTCAGGCTCTCCGGTAATCAGATTGCCCTGTACGAAAATATTGGTAAACTGCGACGCTGTAAAATCAAGCGTGCGCAAGTAGCCAAGGATTGAGTCGTGCATCATCCAGCCGACCTTCGGGCCTACGCGATAAGCGCGGTCAACGCTGTAAATGAGCCGGGTTAATTCGCTTTTTGCAATTGCCGTAGCCGATGTGGTAGTGATACCAGTTGCCGTAGACGCAACGGTTAAGCCGTAAGACTG